ATTATGGGTAATCCCCACCATCCTACGCGTTTCATCGCAGGAGAAAGTCCACTAAGCAGAAACTACTCTACCCAATGGTAACCACGCGTCCACCTTGGTGCGAACGCAAGCCTCGAGACCGGCATGCCGTATAGACCCTTACGGGTTTCACGGCCTTGTGTCCAGATTTCTTCATCTGGTATGCCAATCCGTCTCAATCCCGCGAGTACGACAAAGTCGTCCTCATAGTCCGCAAATATGCTTGGGCCCTTTGGTGGGTCCACGAACATTACGGATTTAGCGAGATATCCTTCCCAACCGTGACCGTCCTTCTCAGGATCGGCTACGCACCATATTCCAAGTGGTGCCTCACGGATTATACCTACGTCTCCCCATTCTGCGGGTACGCAAGTACCGCGCCATGGTCTAGGCGTTTGAGAGACGAGCTCTTCCCAAAGAGGGCGAAGTTCGTCTGGACAAAAACCCAGAGTTTCACGCATCCAGATCCTAAAGCCGTTGGCGGTTTGCACCGACTTCGGTATCGGACCAGGTTCGTCTGGCGCGAAGGTAGGGCGACAAGGTTCTCCACGAATGAAGTCCTTGCCGCAAGACTCGAAGAAGTTCCCTGCCAAGAAACTCTTCTCTCTGTTCACCTGGAACCCGAGGTATTCCAGACGTTCGATAACGGTATCCGCGTATTTCTGGGGTACGATCATATCGTCCCCGTATACAGCGGTGAGGCACCATTCACTACGAGGCACAACGGAGGAAACAACTGCCTTAAAAAGGACAGTCTCTAACGGGAATGTATACCCGTTCCCCATCGTGGACCACTTCTCTAGCATTCTCCATTTCCCATTGATTTTAATCTCTGGGCTACGGAAAAGCGAAAGTAAGTGGAACCAGTCAGCCGGGACTAGATCCCGGATAACCTCGTATGCTACACAATCAGACGCCGCCGAAAGGTCCAACGTCGCCAAACCCCAGTCATAGGCATATTCTGCCAATACTTGGTTCTTGGTTTGATCGTGTAAATCGACCCCAAATCGAGCTAAACGCTCCGTGAGGTAACTACCAATGCCCAGCTGACCAAACATCGTCAGCGTCGGTTCACTGATAATCCCTCTGCGGATTGTCGCTTTCTTGGGAACAGTTGCGTACGTCCCTCCCCTCACCACGTGAAAAACAGGCTCTGGTAGTTTTGAATACCAGGCCTCGCCTATTAAGGCTCTCACGAATGGCTTGAGTCGGGGCGTAAGGGTGATTGTATTACGGTATTTGTCAGAAGCCGTCATACCATCCCCACTGCAGCCCACGGATCCGCCTTTGCCATGCTTTTGACGCTCCACTATGGAGGTTATTGTGCCGGCAGAGAGCGGACCCAGGATGCCTTGGACCAGTCGTTGCACATGCGAGAACCAGGATGGTTTCTCGTCAGTACGAAATCGCTGGTTGGTGACACCGCATAGGGCCTCCGCTTTATCAAAGGCCTCTAGTGTGGCAGCTTCTACGTCGACACCGGTCGGCAACCAAGTCACCTTTTTCAGGAACTCGGTAGCGTAGCGGTCTACGCAAAAACGTGCGTGATCATCATGATCACAGGGTACAGGTAGCTCCAATAATTGGAGAGCATCTGCAGAAACATCGTCTTCAACGACGAGATTTGCATCTGCCTGTTCACATCCAGTAAATGGCTTTTCGAGCCCAGGTACTATATGTAAACACCTAACCAGTAACCACACACCCAGAGTACGAGGACTAGGATTAGCCTCGCAAAAACGGATGAGGTGGGCAGTTTGGTTCTCGCTAACGCGATCAACCGGTGAATCGAACATCTCGATACTCCGTAGCATGAGCCCCCAAGGGGACATGGACCAAGCGACTGACGTCGCTCAGGACTACCATCTGCCTGTACGCGGGTCGTTCTCACGACTTTAGTACTCGGCATCTCCGTGTAGCACGTAACCTTTGAAAGTAGCATCCGCTACGAGGTTACGCACCAGAGCTTCGAAATCTGCGACTTGCGCCGCAGAAGCGAAGGGAGGTACAACCCAGCTGCCTTGAAACCGGAAGGTGTCTTTAACAGTCACGTTCCCGGTATCGGCGTCGGTGTACTCCACCGGAAGCGCGAAGTCCGCTTTGACGCGGCGCGCGACGGTGTTGGTAGCCGGCTTCAGAGTTAACTCCAGAGTCGATTGCCCGGCAGGCGTGTCACTAGTGTCCACGTCAGCATGGATGGCGGTTAAGCCAGAAATGCTGCGCGGCTTATAGTTGCGCGTTGCGGGGACGGCGTCAGCGATCGCAATGATTGCTGCTGTTGGCATGTTAAATGCTCCAGATACAAGGGATGTTGAAGGACGCGGCCCATATGGCCTTTAAACGTCCAGGGGTTAACCCTAGTGGGTAGTGCAACGCTACTACGACATCAAAACCTTTCGCGGAAGAACTTCCCGTAATCTGGTCCCTTTCGGGGCCCGGGTTGTCTCATCCTGAGCGTTAGGAGTGACATGGCAGTCACGAGTTTTCGCCACGAGGGATTGGGCCGCCACTTCGGTGGTGTCAGCGCGGGTGGGCCATAGATGGCCGTTCTTTGGTACGATTTGTAGGTAAGGTAACCGGGCTCCTCAAGCCGGTAACCTACCTCGGGCACGTCAAGCCCAATCGCAGCCACTTCCACACGGAAAGTCATTGTACCCCACGTACCTTTTATGCCTGAATAGGCATCCAAAGCAGAGAGGTAATTGCCCACTGGTATAAACCAGTCCAGAACGAATGAGAGGGGGATCATCTCCCACAACCACTCGCCCGGATTTCCGGGTGTAAAGTCATCTCGCCAGAGGTTTTCATTCTCTAGTTCGACGACACAAAGTACCTTGGTACGTTTTCTCACCTTGACATGTCGAGCCACGACACCATACTCAAACTCTTGATCGCTTCCTGGTTCGGTATGACCGAAACGGATTACGCGATAGAGCGGTCTGGTATTATTCGGGTTATTCAACTTGTCAACGACATCGGACAGCGTACCCAGTGCGGGTAGTGTCGCGAGATTAACCCCCAGCCATGTGGCTGGGATGTCATCCCACTTCCTGTAACGTCGATCACGCACTAGTGTGCGTGCGGCTTTATTGGCTACCATCCGACTTCCGGTTCCCGCCCAAACATAGCGGAAAACCTTCGTCGGATCCCTGCGAAGTGCCCAGAGCTCTTTTGCCTTTCGAACGGCGTGAGTGAGGTCCTTTGCTAACCCGGAGGCTGCATTAAGGCCTTCTTTGTACTCAGCCATGTCAGACGCGAGGTTGACACGCAGGTCCTTGACTTTACCCGCTAGGATGTTACTCCAGGGGTAATTAGAAGACAAGGGGTCCCAAGGCTTTGGGTACACGTATGTCACGTAGTACGTCCAGAATGTATCCAACTTGCCAGTATGTCGGCATACGAGGGATATTTCTTTTTTGCGTACGACGTGACCCGTCTCGTATGTGTAGTATTGCCCACAAGATGTCGGGCTCTTCCACAATACAGGAGGACGGATTCGATGCTCTTCAACGGGCAGGGTCTTTTGACGTTGACCCATCCATGCCCACAGGTTATCTGCATACACGCAATCAGGTAGGCTACGACTATGATACGTACGGTTGATAAAACCCTTGTATCTATAGGTAGTTTCTACTGTTGACGCCATGTGTGCTGAGCCTGTTCCGAATTGAAGAGATCCATGCGAACGTATATGCATGGGGATACAGGATGTATCCACTTAAAGACCGGAAGGCAGCGAAATGCTGGCCGAAGCGCCCTTCGAGGGCGCCG